CGGCACGAAGAAAGGTAACACTTCGCTTTATCATAAGTATGCGGAGTGGCCCTATTCCTGTACGATTGGCGCTTTCAGGTATGCCCGATTTGCCATTGAGACGGACCAGAGATGGTTCGGAGCCCTCCAAAATTCCTATAGGGAGCGCTTCGGAATACCGAAGCATCTACCTTTGGATATGGAGTCGTTCTGGGCCAGGGTCATTAACGTTGTTGATGGAAATCGAATCGCTTTCGTTCCTAAGGACGCTCAAAAAGAGCGTACTATTGCGATCGAACCGACTCTAAATTTGTATCTTCAACTGGGTGTTGATGGATACATACGTCGCCGTTTGAAACGGTGGGGTGTGGACCTAGACTCTCAAGAGAAGAATCAAGAGCTGGCTCGTTTGGGGAGTTTACGCGACGATGATAAGTCTTTTTGTACTATAGACTTATCCGCTGCGAGTGATTCAGTGAGCTTAAAGCTTTGTGAATTGCTTCTGCCCAAAGAATGGTTAACCTACCTTATGGATCTACGGTCCCCTAGTGGGGTTGTGGGAAAAGATCTTATCATTTATGAGAAGATCTCTTCTATGGGGAATGGGTACACCTTCGCATTGGAATCGGCCCTGTTTACTGCGTTGATTTATGCAGTGTTCAAGGCCAGCGGAGATGCTTACTCTCCTAAAGTGTGTGCTATATTCGGCGACGATTTGATCGTGCCAAAGAAGCATTACTTTAAGGTAGTTGAGGCGCTCCGTCTAGCAGGGTTCCGGCTCAATCTGACTAAGACCTTTTCACATGGTCCAGTTAGAGAAAGCTGTGGATCCGATTGGTTCCGAGGACTTCCTGTTAGACCCGTATTTTTCACTGATACTCCAACCGACGTTAGGGAGCTTTTCACCGATTATAATCGTGTGAAGAGAATCCTTTCGCTTAGGTTCGGTATCGAAAGTGATGAATCTGAAGTACTCAATTTGTACCGGAAATGGATACCTGAAAAAGCTTTAAGCTTAACAGGTCCTTATTCGGATGAGTCCTTCGATTCGTACATGCATAGTGCGATACCTATTAACACTGGGTATTACAAAAAGCACTACGTGTACAAATACCAACGGTTGATAACAAAACCGTTGCCGAAGAAAGGGCGCGACTTCCATTTTCGGAAGTTGATGCACGATCTTCGGGGAGCAAGTTGCAAGCCTGATACGCAATGGTCTAAACAACCATGGTGGGAATGGCTCGCGATGGGAGGAGGAAGCAGATTTACCGTTACAAGCAGAAATGCTTTGATGGTAGGCAAGACGTACTCCGTGACCAGTTATTGGTCATCGACGTACATCGAGTAAGCGCCC